ATCAGCCAAAGATTGAGCTAAATCCTCTTTTCTTTGACGTATGTTCTTATATAAATACTCTGCTAATTTAATTCCGTCCACACTTATTTTCCTCTACGTTGTGATACTCTTAAACATTTTACATGCTTATTATAGAAATAGTTACCTATTTTATTAAAAAACTTAGATAATGTCAGCCAATGCCATAACATTATACTTTCTTCTTTATAACTTTTTTTAATATTTTAGCTTGTTTTGCATGTGTCTTGGATGCTTTCTTTAAACCACTTATGACTTTTTTAATTTTTTTAATTTTTTGTTTCATTTGGTTAATCCTTTTTGCTTTTCATATGTCCTCAAGCCGCCCAATCCGAGCATTCCCATCAAAACCGTCATAAGTGAACCCATGTCAAAAGTTGGCAATTCTGGTATAACAACATTTAAATAAGCACACACAAATATAGTAACAGGTGCTAGGACAAAATGCCAACATAGGGCAACGCCGCATGTCCAACCGATAAAGGGTCTCCAGCCGCTTACGAAGATGGATTTGTGCTGTGCTTCTACTTTGTTTATAGCTAATTGCCCTTTTGCCAGTTCCTGTGCATGAGATTCTGCCATAGTTGCCACCTCATGTGCCAACTTGTTCTTCATGTCTTTATCTTCTATAAACTTACCTAGTAAGTTACTTACTGGTCCTATTAACGCTGTTAACATTATTATCTCCCTTATGTTCGTGACCCATCCATATACCAAATACACCTGTCATTACACCCATAACGACAGATACAAACGCTGATTGACTAGCTGTTGGATCATCTAATCCCATAAACCATTCAGCACAACGCCAAGACATTACTGTACTAGCAAGCATCATCAATCTTGGTAATATTTTCCATTTTAAAAAAGTTTCTACATTCATTTTATTAATATCTCATTTAAACCAAAACCTTCTAATAAAACTAACGTAAAGAATAGCAATAAAATACCACCAGCTATTAGCTTACCACTAAAATTAGTAGATCCTATTTTAATTGCAACGAATTCATTACCTAGTATTCTCAATGATAACTCAAAAGAATTATTGCTTAAATCTAAATTTATTAGTTTCTTTTTTTCTTCTGTCATCAATAAACCCTCACTTTTTCTGAATCAACTTTAGGAATAAGTTTGCAAATACAATCATAAACTTGCTCCTCATTATTTTTCATAAATGTTTGGTTACTAAGTTTCTTTTCATACATCAAACAATCATTAACATTACGAAAATAAATTGAACCTTCCTTAACTAAAAATCCATTTAAAGTACAATAGAGCATGAACGCAGTCATTTAGCTATATCCCTTAAAGATTTTAAAACGTCATCAATACTGGGTTCTGAACTGTTAGGATTTGACACGCACTTATAAGATTTAGGACAGCCAATACGAATATCAGTAAATTCCATTTCATAGGTTTTATTTGCTCCTATATATATACAAGCCATTTTATCTTTGTAGACCTTTTGTATTTTTAATCTACATGTTACATAAACAGGCTCTTTTATCTTACCCTGATGAATTTTTTGTTGTCTAGTATAATCTTTAGATTTATATTTGTAGCCATCAGCATAAGATTTCCCAGAAAATATACTAGCAAGAAGTAATAAAGCTCCACCCACAACTATAGCAAGAAAGAACCATCCAATAGCTTCACCTATTTGTTGTCTCATTTGTTGTTGTTTGTAGATTGTTTGTTGACGTTGTTTTCTTATCTGACCTTCCATCTGCAATAATTCATCATAAGCTCCAGGACCATGAGTAAGATTTAGAAACATCTTGAGTTCGTATCTTTGTTCCTCAAGTTTCTTTTTTGCAGCGTATGCAGCCATTGCCGCCTCTTCGATAGAACCAGCTTTAAACAACTTACCAAACAGGGGAGGATTTTTAGCTTGTTTTTCTGCGTTATCAACATCTGACACAGCTCCCATCCAGCGACCAATGTCACCTGACATCTGCTCTATATCTCGTCCTACTGAAAATCCTTTTTTAATTGCATCGAAGGCTTTACTTGCAACACCAACAGCTAATGATATGGTTACTGGATCTATAGTAGGTCTCCATTAAAAAACGCCTTCAAATCTTTGCGGTCTAGCTATCTTTGAGAACTTTGTTATTATTTTTGCCTTGTTTTTTGGCTTTACCTGTTTTCTTTGGTTTATCTTCTTTTGCACTTTGTTCCGCTTTTGGTTCGACATTCTCTATAACCTCTTCTTCAACTTTTTGATTTTTGTTATTAAATATGTCTACTGGAATAAATGAAGATTCCATGTCATCTTTTATTAATTTTAGTATTCTTTTTTCTTCAACAAGTTTCTCTTCAGCAAGCCTTGTTTGTTTCTTCTTTTCTTTTTCTTGTGCCATCATTCCTGCACGAACTGAACTAACCATTTTTATTCCTTCCCATAGCATTCATCGCTGCTATATCTCGTTGAGTTTGTATTCTGTCTTGAGCAATTTCGTCTTGTTGCTGAAGACGTTGAGTGTCAATCATTGTATCGTTTGACTCTTTTTGCATCTCCATTTCAGACTTTTTATTAAATTGTTCGGCTTTCTGTTGTATTTCAGAACCACGAAGAGCCAGTTCTTGTTTTCTTAAACTAACAAGAGGATCTTCTTGTGGAGGTGGAGTTAGTGATTGTGCATATTGCTCACTTACTTCAGCGGATATTTCTGCAGCTCTTGATGCCACTTGATCTGCAATTTGTTTTTGCATATTAGGGTCTTGTTGCATCATCATTTGTTGCTCTGGTGGTATGGATGCCATAACTTCCTGCTGTGCAGTTATTTCTGACATCATAGCTATATGCTCTGATATATGACCTTGAAGTGTCATAAGTATAGATGCGTTAGATTGTGCAACTGGTGTTGATAACATAGCTAAATGAGTTGTTATATGTGCCTGATGATTTTGTTCTGGGAAAGCAGTCAACACACCTAATCTCAATGCCTCTTGATTTTCTTTCGCTGGGTTCATGGGCATTGGTTGAGGGGGAGGCTGCAACACTTGGTCTATGTTCGTAACGCCTAATGCTTCATACATTTTGCGATAGGCTTGATACATACCATTCTGCCCATGAATTTCTGGATTACTTTGAGCTAACTGTAATTGTGTTTGAGCCAAAGCAATACGTTGTGACATAGAAAATATATTAGGATCGGAAACGGGTAATATATCTATTCTGTCATCAAAATCATTTTGTTTTATTTCTGGTGGCGCACCTGGTACTTGATATGGGTACATAGGCACATCCATAGCAAACACACGAGCCAATAACTTAAACTCAATCTTTTGTGAGTAATGAAGACGCTTGTGAATGGCAGACATGACCTTCGTACCACGCTCCATAATAGCCATAGTTGTGCCAACAGGAGCATTGCCATTCATCTCGCCAACTTTCATGTCAGCCATAGATGCAAAACGTCTGCCAGAATCTATTAATGTTCCCATAAGAGAATATAATGTCTGTGATGGTTCTTTGAATGGCAATGGCATGATAGCTGATCTTAGATCACCACCAACCATATCCACATCTCTAAACTCACCAGGACTAAGAGGTGTCTCGTCATCTCTTATTCTAGCTCCTCTAGCTTTAAAACCCGCTGGTAGGTTAGATAGTGTACCAGCATCTATTAATTGCCTTAGAATTGACGTAGAAGCTCTGGAAAGACCGCCTATAGTATGTGTGAGACCAAAACCATAAAACCCAAGACCAGGTAGGAACTTATAATGAACAAAATAAGGCACTTTCCTACGGAGTGGATCACTTTCGTTGAAATTCCGTTTGATTGATAAGACATCCCCAGTGTCCTCCATAATTGTGACAATATAGGGCATCTTCAATCCTGTCGGTTCACCATCAGCTCCAATATCTTCAAAGCCTTCAATATCTAAGTTTGTGTGAACTTCATAAATCATCATCTCTTCATTTTGTGAAGAGCTACTTGTAATGCCTTCTATGTCATTGATTGTATCCTTCACATCATTCGTGCCATCTGAATCAGCACCAGAACTAGGAAGGTCTATATCTTTGTAAAATCCTGATAATTGTAATTTTTTAATTTCATTTTT